GCATCTACAGAATTATTCGGTAAATCTAAATCAACAACTGATTTATTCCAAAGTAATATATTTCCATCCTTTTCTAGTTCCCTTGCTTTATTAACCTCCGTAGACACAAAATCGAACTCTCTATTAAAATTAATTGCAGAAATAACCCTTTGCTTCGATTTTCTAAACACATCCTCAATATTAACTTCACAAAACTGAGAAGGTATCCAGTATGCATGCTTTGACCAAGTGGTAGGCTTTCCGGATTGCCAGGTGTCATTAGTAAAAGACATAATGTTATTATCTTTTACTATATTGCTGAATGCGATTCTTAATAGTTCGTACTCTGATTGCCCTATTTTTTCTTTCAATGACTGAATGAAATTAAGCAACAATAGATTAATAAGAAGATTCTGTTCAGTAAACAGATCTTGAAAATTCAGAATACCTTTTTTTGCTAATTGATCCTCGAATTGTCTATCCCAATTAAGAGGAATTTTGTCCTGAGGAATTTTGATCTTGTTTCTCTTTGTCTCGCTTCTTAAGAATTCAAGATGTTTTTTTGCTCGATTTTCTGAAGTTTTATCAAATGTACTAACGACTTTTTTGCCTTTTGAGTTATGCCCGATGTTATAAAGATGTTTTGTTCCAATTCTTTTACAAAGTCTTGGCTCTACACCACCTTTTATACTCTTATTGCTTTCACATTTTAAATTATTGCATCTATATACTCCATTTTTTACTTTATTATCATTGGACAAAATAATATCTTTTTTACAATATGAGCACTCAACAACAAAAGCAACTTCCGACCATTCAATTTTTATATTTTCTTTATCTTGTGTAAAAAAATCAAAACCTTCATATAGAGATTTCAAATATTCTTCAGTGAGATCAAAACCATTAAGTAAAACCTCAATATCACCAACTCTTTTAATCATATTTTTTACTACAAAAATAGAAAGTGGGTTTAAGTCGCAACCAATAACCTTTCGTCCTTGTTTTATCCCTTCGTAAACCGTAACTCCACCACCGCAAAACGGGTCAAGAATAGTTTCTCCTTGAGAACTAAAGTTATTTACTATTTGATTAAATACATTCCAAGGTCTTCGAGCAAAGTATTTATGTATTTTATAAGGAGGAGTATGTGGTTCAGCCTTTACTGGTGTGTATACATTTTGTTTTGCTGAATTTTTCATCATAAGTAGTCATATTCTATCACAAAACTCCCACATTATAAAGCTAAAAAGCCTCACTTTTTGTGATATGTAGCATTTCTTTTTTTAAGTCAATTACTCCCCTATTTTCCTGCAAAAGGTTGTGTCGAATCGCCCTTATTTGAGAAGTAAAACGAGGATGCAGCGATAGCAAGGATCATGAATTGATCCGTTGGCAGCTTCCCTATTACAAAGCCTATGCAGGCGGTGACTGTCAATAGTACGAACACTAATTTTGATGCTGATTCAAATATTTTCATAAAATTATAATTGATTTACTAGGTTGATAATTTGCGACTTGATTGATTCCCTGCTCGGTTGCGTATTTGCAAATAATCGAGCAAGTAGATTGGTTCGGACGATCTCGGGCTTTTCTTTATAGTCGGCAATGTCGCCATGGATGATAATATTTTTCTCATCGAGAATAAATCCTGTTGCAGGATCCTGTGCGATTGACTGCACGAGCTCTGTGAGTGCCTTGTATTGCCATTCAGTGATGTCGTTTTCATTTGGTTCGACTGCACCGTCTTGATCCACATCGTATCCCGAGGCAAGCTCGATGCCGATACTGTATTGATTTGGGTTCACGTACGAACCGTCCAGATTTTTTTTCATCACACGCTTCGCACGATCGTTTGGGTTGCTAACATTGCCGGCATGCCATGCGGTGTCGGTATTTTTGACCAACTGGACTATTTCACCTTCGTTTCGCCCTATAACATAGTGTGCTGACGATCTGTTGGGGCGATTGGCATTGGATAGCCACGATACTGCACCGTTATACGCACCGAGTGTTAGGTGTAATACGATTACTGACTTCTTTGTGGGACCGGTTGCGTAGTTTTGGGTTTGTTTGAATTCTATTTTCATAATTATTTTTGTGTGAGTAAATTAATAATAGTGCCGATGAGTCCACCAACAGATGTGGTTGCGACAATCCAGAAAAACTTCATAATCCATTCTTGATTAGTTTTAACCGCTACTAAATCTTCCTGAATATGACTCAGGTGATTGTCTTTGAGTTCCTTGATATCGGCTTCGATTGTCTCGATTCTCTTCTCTGTATTCATAGCTATAATTTGATAGTTACCTCACCGAATTCTTTTTCTATTTCTTCAGGGCTGGTCAACTCTTTGTTTTCTGACTTGATGTTATTTTTCTTTACCCATTCGGTGTAGAGCGGTTGCATTTCTTCGCGAACATTGGCGATCAAATTTTCTTTGAAATTATCACTGCCCTGTTCGAGTATTTTCTTGAGCTTTTCATCGCGAAAATTGATTTTGAATTCTTCTTGCCACTTCCCTTCATTATCAGAAAGTGCCGTCACAAAGGTTATTTCTATGGGTGTGCCGAATGGATCACAAATTTCATAATAGGCTTTGATAGTTGCTGTTTTCATAGTTATTTTACGTTTACTGTTAATTCTTCGATGACAAATGACCGAGTGCCACCCGAGGTATTTTTGATTCCAAGATACAATCGCTTACCACTCGCAATACCGCTGATTACATATGATCGAGCTGAGAAATTATAAATTGGTGCTATGGATCCGATTAATGTGGCATCGGAATATATGCCCATGGTCAAAGGACCGGTTGTGCCAAAATAGATTGAGAGATAATCATAGTATGCGTTTGCAAGAGTGAGTATGGTGAAGTCACTTCCCCATTTCCCGATATAAATTTGTCCCATGTAATATCGACCAGTTGTCGTGGTATCTTGATCGCGTGTACAGGTTTCTAGTGTATCTACCATCACCGTAGTTCCTGAAACATTGAGCCTGCGTACATATGTCGTAGTATTATCACATTCGTACAAATGATAGGTAGAACCAGCAGTAACTTCAACAGTTCCACCATATGGACAGTTTCCAATGAGTGATTCTAGGTATGCACTACTGTTCAAACTGAACGATGTTCCTGAGATAGTCGCGATCCAAACTTTTTTATCTTCACGAGTGATAAACATGAATTTATTAGTTGCAATTTTTCCGATGAAATATGTTTTGTTATAGATAAAACCAGTGAGTGAAATATCTGCTGCTGTATTTACCGTACAAACATTCCCGGCGACTGAGACAATTACTCCACGAGTTTTTGCTGTTGAGTTATCGCGGAATACTACGAATGCTTCGGTGAGCGTATTCATTCCTGACCATGGATATTCACCACTTGCTACAATCTGAACTGCTGTTCCCATTGTGATCGTAGTTCCCGATACTGTTAGTGCTACCACTTTGATTCTGGCACTGTTATCACGGTACGTTATAAGCGCACGATCGTTATCTATTTTCGAAACGCAATTAACGCTTGAGGAGTAACTTGCATCAATATTTACAGAAGTTCCAAATGTTAAGGTTGTACCTGATATTGTCCCAGCAATCACAATATTTCCACTAGAGAATGTTAATAGAAATTTGTTTGAATTTATCATTATTGTTTCGCAATTATCACGATAGTAATATGCGTTGGAAGTTCCCGGTACAGATACTGGATCGGTTACTGTAATGAGATTGTTGGCATCGCGAGTTACTACAAAAGCGTATACCCCACCTGATTGATACTGGCTGAAGAATATTGCCTTCGTAGTATCAATTTCCACCATCCCTATTGGGTATGAATTGCTGTTTACCCAGCTACCACCAGTATTGTCTTTGAGTGTTTGTCGCCAACGCAATGCGCCCGGAACCTTTGCAGATATGAGTGTGTTGTATTTCCCGAACCATGTATCAGCTACGGATACTTTCTTTTGATTGTTGGTGAATATTGCATTGTCTTCAGTAAGCCCCAATGTTCCAATCAGCGATACGTGAGTATTAAGAAAGCTCTGGACACTACCAAGATTGTAGTTGTCATTTATTCCTGTTGGGTATAAATACCCATCAGCATCAGTTGTGTTGTCTGATTGTTTGAGTACACCAATGGTACGCTTTGCTTTCATGGTAATAACCGGGCCATAATGAACACCACGTTTGAGTCCAAGGGACGAATCATCATTTTTAATATCAAGATTTATCATAAATTATTTTTGTTAGGTTCTAGTAATTGAAGTCGGGTTACCATCACTGCCATATGCAATAGTCCAAGTGAAAAGCCCATCATAAATTTGCAGAAGTTTGTATTCTGCATCGTAGGTGAAGGTGTAAGTAATCGCAGAATCGGCATCGTACACAGTCGCAATATTCCCATTGGAGTTGTATGTGACAGTTGCATTGTCGAGACTACTATTGCTTCGGTTTAATTTTGAGGCGGTGACTTCTTCGCCTGCTATCCATCGGTATGACATATATTTTTAGGTAATCGTTACTGTTCCATCGAGCGTCAATGCATCACTAGGTGCGACTGTGATGCTGATCAAAACACGATTGAAAATAACGCCCGAGTTCGACGTACCCGAGCCATTCATAAATACTGCGTATTCAGTCCACGTACCTGTTGCTTCACCTGCCGCCCAGAAACTTGCGATGTTCATTTGGTTGAGTGAGTATGCAAGCGAAGAAATGTTTTTGCGAGTTGATCCGCTTGGAGTTTGAAGTCCTGTGTCAGTGTTGGCTGGCGTTGCGGTTCCTGTACCGAGTTCTTGGTGAGTGATTTTTATTTCTGTCACCAGAGTAATATTTCCACTGAGTGCCTTTCCTATTTGCTGTCTCGATACTGTTGGAATAATATTGTGATACTTGAAAACTTTGGCTTGTCTACCTAACAAAAAAGTTGCGAGGATATTTGATATAAAACTCGGAAGATGAAATGGAATTGCTCGCAGTTTTTGCAGTTCACTTAGTGTACAAGGCGTACCTTTGGTGACATAGAATCGGTAACCTGAAACATTCCCGGATATAAATCCTTTGAGCCATTCCTTGAGTGATCGTATACCACCGTTTAGTTGTAGTGTGTCTTTATTCATATGATTTTATGTGATTAAACACCCGGAATTCGCCCATGTTGAGCGTTTTCTATCTGATAATGTAGTTGGGTAATAACCGCCTGCAACCCATATAAAACCAGTATTTATCCCGAATGGGTTGGTACGGACGGAGTCAGTTGGGCTGAACATTTCGGTATATGTCGGGACCGGTCGTGGATAGGTGCGTTGATTGATTGTCTGAGTGAGTGCCATATCTTCGAGGAAGCCTTCCACCTGTACCAAGACTTCGTTTTCTTCGGTTGTAAATTGAGACGCAGGGTCACCTACAAGTAATTTTCCAAGTACATCGATCACTCCGACATCTTCAGATGCGAGCAAATGAATTTCATAATCAAAAGCTGTCGGTGTGCGTGTTTTCATAATCACGCGGACTATTTTGAATACTTCATTGAGTCCTAGCACTGTCGATGCAACAGTGATTGATTGTCCTGATCGCAAACCACTGCGTGTTGTTTTGAATGTACCTTCGTTTGCTCGCTCGGCATACTTTTTTAATTCTGCTGCTGCACGCTGTGTCGCTTGAGTTTCGCTTTTGATCGTTGCATCACGAATGATGTATTGATATTCACCGTATGCTGCAATACTTGACCAATCACGCCTGATTATTTTTATCGGATACACCTGATTGCCAGACCATTTAATTCTGTCACTACTCGCTGGCTTGTTGTCGTCACGAAAAATAATAAAACCGTTATTGATGTTATATAGGCAGTCTTTGGTTGTGGGATCAGAGAGTCCGTCTTGACCGATCGTGAGTGTTGACCACGTCACTCCAGCATCGGTTGATTTTTGAATGGTGAGATTGTGTAGTCCCGGCTTTGCAACGAATGTTTTCTGCACGCCGTCAGCAAGTTTGGTTTCAGTGAGTAATGAGCTTTCTTTGTCACCGCCACGCACGATGACAGTATTTCTAATTTGGTTTATATTTCTGCCAATCGATAAACTTCCGAATACATAATTTCCTGAAGCGTCATCGAGTCCGAACGGTGCAGATTCGAGACCTTCTTTGAAAAAGTGAATGTCTTTGTCGTAGTCTACATACCAGTCGCAATCACCGAGCTGATCCGATAATCTTTGTAAGCATTTTGATGGTTGCTCATCGTTGAAAACTATTTTTTGTATGTAGTCAGTGACCGATACGTGCGTTGTTGTGAATCCCGGCTCCATATATTGCGACACTATGTCGCTAATGATTGCGTTTACAGTCGTACTTGAGTAGGTTTTGTTTACCAACTTTCGATCCATGACGTGCTGGTAATCTTTACATAAAACCGTGATGAATTTTATATAGCCCTCATTGGTTTCTGTGGTCTCGACAACAACGCCACCGAATAATCGATTGGCATCTTCAAACAGTTGAACATTATCGCCATGAGTTGGACGATATGTTTTTGTACCATAGTTTCTGATCTTGAATTCCAAACGATCAGGCTCTTTGGTGAGGACATCCTGTTTTTCGAGTGACGACCAGTCTATCTCGGCCGTCTTATCTATGTTGTTGATTTTAAGAATGAGTGCCATATATTATGTTGAGCTTATGCGATGTATTTCGCGTAGTCTTCGCACGATCATGTCGCCGATCTGTACCGCAACAGTGCGATCAAGAAATACTCCACCGCTCATATCAATTGCAATTGATCCACCGCCACCGACCGAAGCTCCATTTGGAATAATGGTACCGCCTGCCATAGGCATGAATACCTCAGGACCATTCTCACCGACCAGATAGCTTTTACCTTGGTCAACACTTCCGCCTGATGCACGTCGCCCACTAATAGCACTGCTGATACTGCTACCTACGCGATTGGCGAGGTTTGATACTGCCGATATGGCGTTATTTACCATCTGTATCGCTTGGTTTACAAGGTTGCTGATGTAGCTGAATGCACCACTTATCGTGTCTTTGATTGCTTGCCATAGGTCTATCCAGAATTGCTTGAAACCGTTCCATATCGCCACTGAGCCATTGTAAAATGCGAGCATTTTGTCGGAGATATAGTCTATGACACTCGTCCATACTTGCTTCATACCGTTCCAGATTCCCATTACAACTGCCGATACCGTACTCCAATGGGTATAGAGCCATATCCCGAGGGCTATGAGTGCGAGAATTACAAGAGTCCAAGGGTTAAGCAAAAACGGGATTATTGCAGCGCCAAGAGCACCAATTCCTGCGAGAAGCGGTGCTATAAATTGTGCAGTTGCGGCGATTCCAGCGATAGCGAGTACCGCTGCGATCGCAAGCATGGCACCTGATATAACTTTCGAAAGCCATGGGAATTGCTCGAGTAATTGGTTTACCCAGCCTATTGCAGTACCGAGCCATGCCACCAGTGGAGCACCTGCATTTTCCATAAAATCACCGATCGATTCTTTGAGCCTTGCCCACTGAAGTGAGAATGGACTCATTTCTTTTTCACCTTCAGATACATGTCGTGCCAGCTCTTCAAACAATGTCTGCATGCTGACGAATTCAGGTGCAGCGATGCCGAATTGCTCGAGTAAGAATCGCAGAGCTCGCTCATTTCCTTCAGTCGCTCGGATCATCATGTTGGCTGCTTCTTGAGCATTCAACATTCCGATTCTCTGACCACGAAGCAAAATGTTTGCGTATTCTTGAGCCTTATTCATATTCTTCACACGAGGCAAAAGTTTTGATGCGACTAATGTCGCGTATTCATCGCCGATTCCAATCACTCGCTGTTGCTGACTTCCCCACTCTTTGAGAATGGCAAAGTTTTTATCAATGTCATGACCGTATCCAGCCAGAAAAAATCTCGCTTGGGCAAGTTCACGACTACTGTCTTCGCTCGCAGTGATGAGGGATCCAAGTCCTTGCATTCCTGCATAGGCACTGATAATACCCATCGCACCTTGGAGTGCATTTTTGTAGCCATCTGTTTTCTTTTCGAGATTTTCGGTTTCGTGCGAGAGCTGTCGCATCGTGCGTGATGCTTCATCTTTTGCATTGACGACAATCTGTAGTTTTACGTCTTGGTTTGCCATGTTTTGTTTTGCTTTACTTGCTTGTCTTGTTTTTCTCTATCGACCTTGAGTTTTATTTTGTAGATCTCAGCTAACCACCACGGTTGTTGCGTGAGCTCTTCATATGTCCATTTGAAATGTTCACAGAGCATGACGGTGATGAGTTCATCGCGGACTTCGGCGTGACCATTTTCTGCCAGCACCGAGTAGTCATACTCTATTTGATTAAAAAATCAGACGGCTTCATTGCATCATTGGTGATGGCATTAAGTGCAAGCACGACTGATCTATAATCTTCGCTCGGCATATTTTCTATCGTGTCTACGGGGTTATCTTTGGAATCATTCACCGATACGATGAGCATACGTAGTGCTGTGGTTTCAGCTTCCGGTACGGCGAGTGGATCAAAGTCGATCACACGTGCTTTCTGATCCTCACCGGTTTGAAACTTTGAATGCTTCAAAAATATTGACTGCAATTCTCGAGCTTCACGCCCAGTGATGTAGGTATAAAACTCTACGGTGTGGCCACTTGGTGTGGTTATCTTTTTGGTTTCTCTTTGCATATTAGTAGCTACTGTTTTGGTTAGTAATAAGTGCGGTCACCATTTTGGCATCACTGGTTGAGTAGTGTGCTTTGAATGAGACGCTTTGTTTGACCATATCGTTGATTTGAATTGGTCGAGTTACTTCAGTGAAGGTTGCTTTTGCAAGATCAATACGAACGGTTGGGTTTGATGCTACTCCGAGCGTTACGTCGGTATTTACGAGCTCGATACGTATTGCTTTGGTCGTTGCTGCAAGGGCGTTTGTTTTGAAGTCTGATTCGTTTTGCCACATTGCTTCGAGCTTTCCTTCGATCGTGAATTGTTTGTTGAGAAAATCATTCGGTGCAATGCTTCCAAGTACATCATCATCTTCGATATTTTTACTGAT